GTCGAGGCCCATGCCATCGAACACGTCCGCCCGCACCCAGTCCAGCTTCGCCCTCGTGTTCACGTCCACCAGGGACACCGCCGTGGCGAAGTTCGCCGGGCTGTTGGTGGCCTGCGAGGAGCTGCCGTTGAAGGTCAACACGAGAGAGGTGAGGAGGAACGGCCACCGCTCACGGTCGGCCGCGTCGTGCAGGGCGTCGTTCAGCATCCCCAGCTTGCGCGTGGTGCCCGTGTCGGTGAAGCCGTGATCGTCGATCTCATCGAACATTACCTGCACGTCCATGTGTCACCTCCTAGTAAAGCTCGCCGGACGCCTGGAGCGCCTTGTAGACGTTGAAGGGGATCGTCTTCCCCTGCCACGTCACGTACTGCGGGTTCCCGCCGCCCGAAAAGGACCGAGGGAACGGGTCCACGTCGGTCTGCCCGGCCACGAACTGCTGCGCCTCGGGGTCGCCTCCGGCCGCGCTCTGCTGCGCGTCGCCCAGCGAACGCTGGTCGGTCCCGCTCGGGTCGCCGCCCCAGATGGGGGTCGATCCCTCTGGCTGCTGCATGCTCCCGCCTGTGGCGGCTTGCGGGTCACGTCCGTTCGCACCACCGAGGTCCGGAACCGGCATGATCGAGGGGTCGAACGCGCCCGGCATCCGGTCTACCATGCCGAACCGTCCGATGCCCTGGCCGAGGCCGGGGTTGCCCTGCGGGTGCATGCGGGCGAGCTGCCCGATGTTCCGCGCCGCCAGCCCGCCGCGTGCCGCGTTCGTGCGCCCGAGGCCCCCGCCGGGTACGCCGCCCAGGTTCCCGAGGCCGGTCGCTCGGCCCGCGTTGGCCATGAGCTTCTGCGCGACCTTCATGAGGGTCTTCTTGCGCTGCTCGTTGCCCTCGCGCACGTTGATCGTGTCGTTGAACATTAGCTCTCCTTCGGCTTGGTGTCTCGCTTGCGGCCCTTGACGTTCGCTGTACGACCGCTGTAGCCCTTGATGTCGCGCTGCGCCCACTCGTAGGCCTCTGCAGCGATGCCTGTCGCCTCGTCCACCAGGCGCTCCTGTGCGGCCTCGTGCGCCTCGTTCCGCGCTCGCATGTCCCTGAGGATGGAGTCGCCGTGGACGCGCGTGTCCGCGGCTCTCAGGCGCTCCTGGAGGGTGTCAGCGGGCGGTAGGTTCGGCCCGATCCCGAGGACCGGGTACGGGGCCTGGTCTGCCCCGCGGCGAAGCCAGATGCACCAGTCGCCGGTCATCGTGTGACGACCCAGCTCCAGGTTCTCGTCGTACTCGCGCACCATGCGCGCCGCAGCAACGACCTCAGGCGGGTCCCCGCCGCCAGGCGTCCAGATGCGCGGATCGTGCTCCTTGACTCTCTGCATGATCTCTAGCTGCAACGTACCCACCTCCTCTTGAAAGTTGTGGCCCCCCTGATTCGCCCGAAGGCAGGCTCAGGGGGGCAGAAGCCTAGAGGACCAGCTGGCCTAGTAGCCCAGCGTGTCCGTGAGTCCCGACATGACCAGCTGCGTGTTGCGCCGGTCGGTGCCGAGGTTGAGGTAGCGGAACAGGACGCTCTGGAAGCTGTCCTTGTCCTGCACCCACTTGACGGCCTGTCCGTCGCGGGCCAGGAAGTCCCAGTCCGCGGGCGAGAAGACCATCAGACGGCTCTCGTCGAGCATGAACACCTTGCCGTACGGGGCGTGCCGGTCGGCCACGAAGGCCTGACCCTGGAACTCCAGCACCTCGAACCCGCCGCGGAGCTTGGTCGGCTCCACGTATCGCCGGTTCGCCTGCAGCGTGTTGAAGTACGCCCGCTGGAGGCCGAACGAGCTGAGCACGATGCTCGGCTTGCCGCCTCGGATGCGAACGTTGTTCCAGTTCTTCACGAGGTTGTCCTCGGTCAGAGCGCCGCCCGTCGTGTCGCGCTGGTTGTCCCAGTACTTCGACGTGGAGGCGTTGATGGTCCCGTACGTGTTCGCGGCCGTGGCCACCATCTTCTGGAGGCCCGAGTCGATCTCGTACACGACCGACGACGCCGCGGCGTTGCCCGAGACGAAGATCCGGTCCGTGCCCGCCGTCGTGACCGCTGCGCCCGAGATGGTTACGCTCGGGGTCGCCTCGTTCACGTCGGTGATCGTTCGTGCGGACGCGATGGCCGTCGGGTTGGCCGACGTGCCGATGTCGATGAGCTGCCCGACATACAGGAAGCCCTGGCGGATCGCCTCCGCCGACGCGAGTACGACCGTGGTCGAGGCCGAGGTCACGCCCGTGTTGGCGACGATCGCGTCACCGGTTCCGTAGAACTGGCGAGCCAGGTCGTTCTGCAGGTCGTTCTTGATGCCCTCCAGCTCGGACTTGTACGCCTCCAGGAATGCACCGGAGGTGTTCTTCGTCTTCTGGAGCGACGGTCCCGAGACCTCGATGCGCCCGTACAGGTACTTGAGGTCGTACTCGGCCCGCGCGTACGCCTGGGATGCTGCCGGGGGCAGCGTGCCAAGCTCCGGGCGTGCGCCGATTCCACCCGAGCGTGTCGTGTGGAGCGGCACTACGGCCTTGAGACCGACGAGGTCCTTCTTGTTCACGTCCCACCGCTGCAGAACCAGGATCTCGTTGTTGATCTGGTCCCGAACGGGCGGCAGGTAATACTCCTTGAGGAGTGCCGTGAGCGTGGTCAGAGTTGCGCCTGCCATTATTCGCTCTCCCTTATGGGGTTGAAGTTACATGAGGGGGAGCGCGTGGAGGCTATGCGTCGCCCTGAGACTCCAGCATCCGTGCGACCTCCATGGCGGCCTCGTGGGCCGACTTGGCGTCGAGCGGATCGTAGGTCAGCTCCCGCGTCTCTGCGGGGGCGGGAAGGCCCGTCGGCACCGCCGGGGCGGGTACCGTATCCTTCTGCTGCATGTAGCGACCGAGTCGGGATGTGAACATCCCCTCGTAGCGGGCCTGCGCCTTGAACAGGTCACCGTCGAAGTGCGACGCGATCTCGTAGATCGAGTTCAGGTCGTTCTCGTCGTACTGCGGGTTGTCTCTCAGGATGACGTTCTCCTGACGCTGGAGTTCACCCAGTGCCTGGAGGGTCATCGTCTCCTCGCGCTCGGCCTGCTGTCGCTGCTGCTGGCTCTGCTCGAACTGATCGAGCCGCGCCTGCTGCTGACGTAGGGCCTCTGCCAGCGGGGCCAGTTCCGGGTCACCGGAGGCGAGCGAGTCCAGGGCCTGTTGTAGCTGGTTGTCCTGGGCCGGTGCTCCCTGCTCGGGTGCCTCGGCTGCTCCCGCCTGGTCGAACTCGGCGTACCCGGCCTCTGTGAGCCACTGGGACGCCTGCTCGACGAACGAGAGCAGTCCATCTGGATTCTGAATCCGCTGGAGCAGCTGAGCTGCCTCACCCAGGTCTACACCCGGGTGCGACTCGATCAGCCGCGCAAGCTCCGCGTCGGCCTGCCTCTTGCGCGTGTAGTCGCCCTGCATCAGGCGGTACGCGGGAAGCAGCTCCTCCGGGAGCGTGTTGGGATCGAACCTCTCAGCGAACGAGTCCTCCGACTCCGCGGCCGGGGCGTCCGGTGCTACCGGTGCCTCAGGTGCGGACGGGGTTGCTACGTTCGGAGTTGCGGTCTCCCCCTGGGAGATTCCCGTGTTGGCGGGGTCGAAGCCATCGGCGGGGGGAGCTACCCCGGTCGCCTGGATGTTTTCGTCCGTGAATCCGTCCTGCGCCATTGCGGCGTCAAGACCGTCCAGTGCCTCCTGCGGGACCTCAAACGATACTTCGGACATGAATGTCCTCCTCTAGCCGGACGGGAGTGCGCGGCGAGGCGCTTGTTCCACAATCTCGGCGTCGATGATGTCGTCCGCACGTTCGAGTGCGGCCTGTCGGGTGGCTTCTGCGAAGCCGGACACCAGCGCCACCAGCTCCTCCGGGGAGGGCAGGGTGTGCCGGTGCTCAACCGTGCGGTCGGCCAGGCCGCGTGCACGGGTGATCTTGTCGTCGAGGATGCCAACGATCTTGATGAGATCGCCGGGCTTTGCCGTCGAGAGCTGTCGCTCCAGCTCAACGAGTGCCTTCCAGCGGATGGTCTCAGCCTTGTCCGCGAAGTCCCCCATCGCCTCCGTCACTGCGGAGTGCGAGGGCAGGTTCTCCTGTCTGGTCCACTCGTCACGCCAACGTCGAAGGGTACTCACCGGGATGCCGGTGTCGCGCGAGGTGCGCTTGATGTTCCCCTCGTTGGCGGCGAGGGCCACGTACGCCGAAGCCTTTACGCTCTCGTCGTACGAGGCCCTACCGCTCACTGCTGGCCCTTCTTCGGGGCCGGGCGCTTGATCTTCTGGAGCCTCGCCCGGTGTGTCTCCTCGTCGCGTCGCTTGGACTCCTGGTGGTTGTCATCCATCTGGTCCACCTCGGAGGCCGCCTTGGCGACACGCTGATGCGCTAGCATGACCTTGGCCTGGGCCTCGGCCTGCTTGAGGTTGTGCTCGTCCTGCGACTGCTGCATGGTGAGAGCCTGCTCCATCGGGGTGAACGGATCGTTCCCCGCGCTCTCCGCGTCCACCTTGTCCACGCTGTCGTAGATGTTGGTGGCGAGGGCCTCCTCGGCCATGTTCTCCGGCGATACCGGGACACCAGCCTGGTTGAGGATACCCGCAGCAGCGGTGGGACCGACGGTGCCCTGGAGGTGGAGGGTCGTCTTGACCGGCTCCGGCTCGACCTGAACCGGCGCGCTGGACAGAAGCTCCATCGTCTGGGACATGTGGTCGATGAACCGTGCCTGGATCTCCTCCGGCAGGGTCTCGAACTCCGTCGTCTTCATGAACTGCTCGTGCACTTCCTTGTGGGCCGCCATGTTCTCGTACGGGGTCGGCGTCGTCATCGCGCGCTGCATCAGCATCTGAGCCTGAGCCTCGTCGTTGATCGGTGTGCCGTCCATGAAGTTCACGCCCTGCTGCAGCGCCTGCATCGCCTGTGCGAACGCCTGCGGGTTGAGCGGCACCCCATTGATGAGCTTGTCGTGCTCCCGGGTGGCGTGATCCTCGTCGATAGCCATAGCATGCGTGATCGAACGCATGTCGGCCAGGTCGGCCTCCTTGGCCGCCTGGTGCGGGGTCATCACGCCCATCTGAATGAGCTTGTCGATACGGGCCAGTCTCCCCGCGCGCGTGCGCGGAAGTCCTGAGCCAGCCTCGGCGTGGAACGTGAATCCGCCCTGCAGGTCGGCGTTGAGGAAGTGGTAGACCTGATTGGAGCCGGACATGCCCTTGATCTTGAGCAGCCGCGGCTCGATGTAGTACACCTGGGCCAGCTGCGCCATGAACATCCCGGCGCGCGCGAGGGAGTCCTCGATGCGCTGGATGAGTGGCGCGACCTGATCGACGGCGGCCTCCTGGAGGAGGTCGATGGCGACCCCGGCCTCGACGTTCGGGGGCACGTCGCCCCTCGATACGGCAGCCAGGTTGAACAGTCGGTCCAGGCGGGTCTGAATGTCCTGGAGGATAGCGAAGACGGACTGCGGGAGCTGCGGGATGTCCCGCCACTCCGGCTTGAGTCCCGCGATCGGGTTGTAGGAGAAGACAGCGCCCGGCTCGCTCGTCAGCTTACCCACGAGGCTGTTCGTCGGCGCGAACACCTGGGGCTTGACCGTCAGGTTCTTGTGCATGACGATCTGCGAGAGCGTCCGGTTCAGCTCCTTCTGGATCGGGCGCGCGTCCGACACGAGTGGCCGGTCGTCGTCACCCTGCCCGGGGAACTGGATGAGGGGCAGCTCGTTGAACGGGTACTCCCACTTGTCGTCCTTGAGAATCTCGTTGGGGTTCTCCGTCCAGACCACGACACGGCCCTGCGGCTGCTGCTTCGAGGGCAGGAAGTAGCCCACGAACACGGCCTTGGTCATGTTGTTGGTCTTCGTGTCGAGCTTGACCTGGCCGAAGGTGAGGCCCCCGGCGTCCTCCTGCGGGAGGTTGTCCGGCTCCGTCTTCTTGCCGTAGGCGGTCATGATCTGCTCGGGGGTCATCGAGTGACGGCAGATCGCGTACTGCGCCTCCGTCGGGGTCGTCGCCCCCGGGCTGAGCCACACGTCCTCGCCCTTCATGACCTCTACCGAGATGTCCCCGAGCATGACACGCTTCTCAAACTGCTGGGGATCGACCTGCGCCGCGCGAAGCTCCTGAACGAACAGGTCGCGTAGGCGGTCGTTGACGATCGGCTGACCGTCCTCGGGGTTGATCGTGAAGCGCATCGGCTTCCCGGCGTTCTTGTCCCAGGTGATCTTCCAGTATCCCCTCGACAGCGTCGTGTGCATCAGGGCCTGCTGGAGCTTCGTCGTGAGGGACATCTCGTGCCACCAGTATTCGTACAGGCGCTCTCCCATCTCGGCGGCCTTGCGGTCCGCGTGCGAGGGGGAGTCCGGTGTCGCGTAAATCTGGGGCTTGGTCTTGGTGAGCATGGCCACGTAGGACATGACTCCCGGTAGGATCTGGTTCGACACCAGGCGAACCAGGTATCGGGGCTTGTCGCCGTCCTCCGTCGGGAGGGACTCGACCTGCGAGTTCAGGCGGTTGTAGAAGGCCCACTGGTTGCCCTTGAGAAAGGCGCGGTTCAGTGACCAGTCACGCGAGTCCGAGGTCCGTGCGTCCTGGAGCTTCTTACGTCGATCCGCGAGCTGCTCCGGTGCACGGAGCTGGTCTACGGTCTGGTAGGCGGTTGCCTCGGCCATGCGTCACCTCCTGCTATTCTTCGTCGAAGGGCGAGGTAGCGCCCCGCGAGAGGCGAATGGCCGCGGCAGCGGTCTCGAAGTCAATCGCTCCGTTCTCCATCTGCCAGCGGATCTCTTCCTCGTCCTCGCTCATGTGCTGGGGACCGCCCAGCTCGCCGGGGTCCAGGTTGGCGAGCAGTTGCTCCATCGCCGCCCGCTCCTCGTCCACGTACTCTACGGGTACCATCCCCACGGGCGCGCTCGCCGGAGTGGGAAGGTACGTGCCTGTCTGCGCGCGATGCCAGTCAACCTCGCTGGCGAGGGTGACGACGAGGCGCTCCTTCTCCTCAAGAAGCCGCTCATAGAGCTGCCTCTCGTGGTCCTTGAGTCCGAACATCTACCACTCCGATCCGAGGTTTTCGTCGAACGGCACATTGCTCTCCTTCATGGAGGCGATCTGGGCCATAGCGATGTCCTCTACGGACTCGAAGCCTGCCTTCTGCTCCGTGCCCCAGGGGACGTTCGGGAGGAGGACCCCCGCCGTGCCGAGAGCAATCTCGGTCGCGTCCAGGAGGTCGTCCTTTGGGTTCTTGAGCGTCGAGTCGTACGACACCCACTGGTCGATGAAGTCCCGGTGCCGTCGGTGGATACGCACACGCCCCGTGCGAAACAGGGGGGTCATCGCAAGGATGCGCTCGACCTTCTTGCCCTTCGAGAGGATCGGGATGACCGGCACCATGTTCGGGAGGCGCTCCAGCTGCTGCACTAGTGCGCGCTGGTACGCGTTCGCCTCGACCCCGATCATCTGCGGCCGGTACTTGAGGTGCCACTCCGCGATCTTCTCGACCTGGTCCGGGAAGTCGATCCGCTCCTTGAACGTGTCGAGCACGTAGGCCATGCGGTTGTCGTCCTCGACGCCAATCAGGCACATGGCGAAGAAGTCCGCCTTGTCGCTCAGGGAGACGGCCGGGTCCACGCCCAGGTACGTCTTGAGCGGCAGCTTGCCGTCCTTCGGGAGCAGGCGGACATCGTCCGGGTGCTCGAAGGGCGTCGCGTTGCCGACGATGTAGTACTTGAGCCAGTCCCCGTGCAGCTCGACCCCCGCCATCGCGTGGAAGGAGGCCATGTACTCGCGCTTGAAGACGATCGGGTGCGAGTTGGCCTGCTCGTACACCCACTCCTCGCGGGGGAAGTACGGGTTGTCCAGCGACACGTACTCGACGCGCGCCTGGCGCTCATCGACGAGGGTGTCCGCGCCGTGAAAGAACTTATCGTAGAACCAGTTGGTCCCTAGTGGCGTCGTCGTGGTGATGAGTGCGCCGGGCTTGTCCGTTAGGGACGGGCGTACTACGTCCCACGCCTCGTCGTTCGGGATGAAGGCCGCCTCGTCCATCCAGAGGATGTCGAGGCCCGCGCCTCGCAGCGACTGCGGGTCATCGGCGGACTTGAACTCCAGCAGCGTGCCGGACTCCACGAACTCGATGATCTTCTCCGCGCGGTTATATCGATAGTCCTGGTCCTTGACCATCCCGACCTGGTTCAGGATGTCCAGGAAGGCCAGGA